CGTACAGTTTAATCGCACCGTCCGCGCCGTTTCGTTCGATTTTAACCTTAACGGCGACGCAATAATAATTCACGCCCTGTTCTTTGCTTTTGTTCGTAAAAACGTGATTATGCTTGCTCAGAACGGCGGTCGTGATATTATCCCATACGGGCTGCGTATCGTTTGCGTTATTGCTTGCAAGCACCTGTATTTTTGCGTCGAGCGGTGCAACTAAATCGAGTTGCACATTGATAGCCTTAGGGCGAACGGCAATCTGATTTCCAAACGGAACATACTCAAATTCTATAACGCCGCCTATCTTGTTGAAATGTTTGGTCTGCGTCGCCGTCGCGTTGTTATCGTCTATTACGACAATCTTAATCGTGTTATCGCCTACGGGCAAACCGTTCCACGTTATAAGGTCGATTTCGAGCGTGTTTTCCTGCGAACCCGTCGCGGTGTATGTGCGCAAAAGCGTCGTGTTTACATACTCTTTGACGGTTACGTTTACGTCGTCGCCGTCGTACACGGTATATTTGTACTTGATACGCGTCGCCGTATTGCCTAACGCGGTATTGTCGCCCGAAATGAACGGAGGGTAATTGTCCTGAACGACGACCGTTGCCGCAGTTTTGTACTCCTCCGATTGTAGTATTCCTTTCACGGAACACACGCGATATTGAACGGTGTTGATATTATCGGTTATGCTGTCGGTAAAAGCAATTCCGTCGCCGCTGTAAATCGGGTTGAATATGCCGCCGTTTATCGACCGCTCCAAAATATATTTTTCCGCGCCCTCAACCGCGCTCCACGATACTTCAGCCTTACCGCCCTCTATGCCGCCCGTGTTATAGTCGGGGCTACAATATATCGGCGTTTTTACCGTTATATTTTCGGGAGCGTCTACGGGCAAAAGTAACTCGTAACAACCCTCGTCGTCCACCGAGTCGGATACAAGGGTATCAGATTTCAGATTACAAAGCGGGCGCACGCCCCACGTGCCGTCGCACGCGTAGCTGAAGTCCAACGTGCCGTCCGAATGGACGCTGCGGACGCTGTACGAGTTCGACGAGTAAGGAGTTCTAAGCCACCAATACCACGCACTACCCGCCGTGCCGCCGTCCTGTACGGTCGTTTGCCCTTGGTAAGCAACCCTGACCGCGTTTGTGTTTTCCGCAAAAAGCGCGAGTAAGGAACCCTCCATAACGCTATTTTCCGCAGAGCCGAATGTTTCGGCACGCGACGCCAAAAACACCTTACGCGTGATAGTTTCGTAGTTGCCTCCGTCCGTTACGGTATTGAGCGCAACTTTAAGCGTAGTATCGAGTAACGCTTTTTTGAACGCGGGCGAAAACTCGCTCAAAAAGCCCGCTTTCGCGGAATACGGGTTAGCCGATACATTCGACGTGCTGTTCGGTGCTTGGTCTGCGCTATGCCGCGCCGAATACCACGCGCCCGCCGCCGCGTCCGAATTGAGCCATTGGTCGATATTCGATACTGAATACTTATTGTTGCCGTAATTCTTTCTGTTGCTGTCGGAATTGCTCGGTTCCTTAGCGTCCAAGGCACGCCGCGCAATGATTTTTTCCGTTATAAGCGTCGTACTACCGCTCGGATAATCGGTATGGTCTGAATCGGCTTTTAACCATACGATAGGAACTCCGAGATACTTAGTATCTTTTTCTTTGATTTTTGCCCCTACGGGCAAACTCCCTAATGTTTGCGACATTACTTGTCCTCCTTTTTGAATAACTCATTATAGAGTTTATCTGTCTTTTTTATCAGATGATAGCAATTTCCGCGCTCCGCGTGTCCGCGCCAACTGCGATACGAACATTCGATACGATTCATCGGCAACCTGCCCTGTTCGTGCAAGCCTTTGAACTTTTTTAGGCGGCGACAGATACCCGTTTTCGATTGCCGCCGTAGTTTCCGTATGACCTTTCCGCTGTCCGTCAAATATGTGTGAAAGCCTAAAAAGTCAATTCCGTTGCGGAGCGGGGAAATTTGCGTTTTCTCATTCAGTTCAAGACCGAGTTTTCCCACATAGGCGCGAATCTCGTTCAAGCACTTTTTCAGAAATTCTTTATCCTCGTGTATCAGGTAAAAGTCGTCCATATATCGACCGTAAAACTTAATGCCGAGTTTTTCTTTTATGTAGTGGTCTAAGCCGTTCAGATATAACAGAGCAAAAAGTTGTGATGATTGATTCCCTATCGGTATGCCGACCTCTCCCTCCGTGCTGTCGATTATCATATCGAGCAACCACAATGTATTTTCACAGGAGATATGTTTGCGTAGCAACGATTTCAGTACGCCGTGATTGATATTGTAGAAATACTTTCTTATATCGCACTTAAGCACCCAACCGTCTGCCGATTTGTGTTGACGGTAATATTTGCGCAAAAATTCCGTCAGTCGGTTAAGCCCCAAATCGGTGCCTTTGCCGACCTGCGAGGCGTAGTTATCGAATATAAAACTTTTTGTCAGTATAGGTTCGAGTACATTGTCGCATAGCGAATGTTGCACGACCTTATCCTTATAACTATTGCTCATCACAAGCCGTTCCTTAGGCTCGTAAACGTAAAAACAGTTGTACGGTGCCAACGTGTACGTTTTGTTTTGCAGTTGGTATTTTAACAGCAGCAATGCCTCCATAAGATTGATTTCAAACTTGATTGCCGCGTCTTTCCACCGCTTGCCTTTTCGAGCCTCTTTATACGCGTTATAAAGGTTCCTAAACGCGTAAATTCGTTCATAGAGCGTTTCATACTCCTGCATAATTTCAACTCCTTGCCGCATACAGTCCGTGCCTTTTTGCAAATGCACTCGCGTCGGCAATCTTGTGTTTATCCTTGCGGAAAGGATATACCCTCCTTTGTTGGTGGAGTTCTGCTTTCGCCTTATAAATGGCTACTCGGACTGACTTTTGCCCACCAAAGCGGGCGCACGCCCCTCGTGCCGTTGTACGCGTTGTTGTTGTTCAACGTGCCGTCCGAATTGACGTTGCGGACGTTGTACGAGTTCGACGAGTTAGGAGGAACAGGGCATACCCTATGATTTGTTTCTTATTGATTCTGCTGCCGCTTGTCGTTGTTGCGCCACGCGGCAGTCATTTTCTTTACCTCGACGACAAGCCTGCTCCAATACTCCGCCGAGTCGATACTCAGTTCGATAGACGGTATTTTGTGCGATAACTCAATCATCGTATTCAGCAATTTACACGATACGATTACCTCCTGTTGACAGTCTAAACGCCGTTGGCGTTCGTGAGCGTCGCTTAAATTACACTCATTCGCCCGTACCAAATTTTCGTATATATCAATGGCAAGATTTTCGATTCTTGCCCCGATAGAAAATCTGTACTTTTTCGGGAATCTGTTTGTGTTTGCGGTCAATGTGCAAGTATGCTCCATAAGGTCTTTAGCCTTAGTGATGACCGACATTTCTTTGGGCAAACGCTCATTATACTTTAACATTGCAAGCACCTCTCCGCGCCGTCAAGCGTGCCGCTCGTAAGCGTTATGCCGCTCACGGATAAACTTTTGAACATTGCTACCGCGCCCGTTCCCGTCAGAGTTCTCAAACTCATTTGCAGGTCTGCGACGTCAAAAACGCTTGCGCCGCTTTCGTTTGCCATATCAATGAGCGCGTTCATCGTTCCAAGCAGTTTACGCGGTTCCGATATATCCTTAAGCGCGATTCTATCCATACGCAACCTCCTTAATTTGCCAAGATAATATAGTTGACGGTTACGCCGTCTGCGGCGGCTCCGTTATTCCTACATAAAATCGTACAGGTGTTTCCCGATATGTTTACAGCGGCAGTAAAAGCCGTCTTATCGGGCGTCGCCGTTGCCGTAAAAATAGCGTTTACAGACGCGGCAGTAATCTCTACACCTTTCGATTCTCCCGCGGCGACATTCGTCAATTCCGCCGCCCCGACAAGCAGTTTCAGCCCGTTGCCGAGTTCGATTATGCCGTTGCCGTTATCAATCGCGTTTACCGCCATATTTGCCGAAAAATACGCTTTACCGCAACGGACGACGCACTCTCCGACGTACTTATAATCGGAATACAGCACAATTTCCCCATTCGGTTTAACGAAATACAGATTTGCGTTCGCGTAGTATTCGCCGTCGTGATAGATACGCAAATCGACCAAAACGGACAAATCGGTTCCCATACCGTGCATTTCGGGCGTTATCGTTATGTAATACAGCCCGTCATCGTCGGCAACTGCAGTCCACGAACTCGCAACGATATTGAACTTGTAACTCGGTATATCGGTTATGGACGGCGCGGTATATATCGCCGCAACGTACCACCCGTCTATTTCCGAACTTTCGGGAGCCGCCCAATAATAGTAGGTGTACACCTCGCCCTTATTCGGCATAGCCGAATCAATGACCTGCACCGCGTCCGTATTGTCGGGCGTCGCTCTGCCCGTAGCCGAAAAGACCGCTGCGTTTAACGCGTTTATAAGGCTTTCTGACAGTTCGGCAGGGTTCGCGTTCTCTATCCTGCCCCTGATTTTGCGCGGCACTACACCGAGTTGCAATGAATCAATATCCTCGTTTATAGAATCAATCATACCGAGAATATCGGTGTCCTGCCCTTGCATATTACCGATAGTCTTTTCAATGTTCGTAAGTCTGTTATCCTGCGTTCCCTGTTCCGACCTATACACGCCGATAGCGACTGTTTCCGCTTTTGTGTAACTGTCCTCTTTCGTTCTGAACAGATTATCGGCGGCTATTTTCGTATATCGCTCGTTTATTTTATCAAGCAATACGGAGCCGCTCTGAGCCTGTAAAGCCGCCGCAATATCATTCAGGCAAGTTTGTAAGGCGGCAGGCGTTTTGACGTTCTGCGTAGCGGCAGTAAGCCCATACGCCTCGACAACCAACTTTGCCGCCAAATCGCAACTGTATATATCGTCGATGAGGTCGGCAAGTTTCTTTCCTGCGCCGTACTTTTCGGGCAAGCCGACCTCAGCCGCGCCGTCCGCGCTTTTCAGTAGCGTTTTATACTCCGTCAGCCGCTCGTTTGCATTGCTTATTTTTTGCGCAATGCTGTTCAAAATCACCTGCAGAGATTTCAGTTTGTCATCTGCGGGCGTTTCATACGCGAGAACATACGCCGCAAGTTTACCGTTCAAACAAGCATTGCATAGGTCTTGCAGACTGTAAGAAAAACCCTCTATTTTTTCGCTTTCGGGGTCAAGACCCGACAAATCGAGTTTAACGTAACTTGCCGCGTCGTCGCCGCTCAGCGCGTCCTGAATCACGTTGATTTTCTCGGCAATAAATTTGCCGATTTGGTCGAACCACAATTTTAACGCCGTGGACGACATACCGCCTGCGCCATAGGGCGATACGACGTTCGGCTTATCCGCAAGCGCAACGACGCCCTTTGCTTTCAGTTCGGCGGGCGTGATATTTACAAATCGTTTTAATGACATATAGCCCTCCTTAATTTTTCAGTCGTCCTACTACCTGATAGCGGAACGAAATATAGTACAGCGCAAAAGGTTTCATATACTCATCGGAATAAATGTAGTATTGCTTTTCAACCCATTGCTTTTCTTTTTCTTTGACCGCAAACAAACTCTGTTCCGTCGTATTAAATGTAAAGTCCGTAAAGTCCATATCCTCAAAAGAGAAAAGACTGTTATTGATTCGGGCGATTTGCGTGTACGGCTTTTTATTCGTCCGCACCTTGATTTTTGCGGACGAACTGCGGAACGATTTAGTCTTTATCACGGTCGATTTTTTTACCGTGTTTTTCGTCAAATGCGGTATGCCGCAGCAGTCCATTTTCGTCGCACAACCGCTGTAAATCGTTCTATTATCGAACGTGTACCAACGCGGCTCGATTTCGCCCTCGGAGTTTCTTTTATCGAAATTGAACGAGCATACAACGCCGTTTTTTGTGCCGAAATAGATATTGTCGAACATATCGCGTATCGTCGTTGCCTTTTGAAATACGCCGCCGATATATTCTCCCTTACCCTCGCACAAATACGCCTCATAACATACCAAATCGCCCGAAAAAATATCGTAGACCTCGTGTACCGTATAATAAACGCCGACCGTATATTCCAACCCGTCAATTTCTACCGCAACGCCCTCTGTAAACACTCGCGCCGTTTCCTTTCCGTAGTCATCGGGCGGGTTTACTATCTGCCCTGTAAGGTTCAGCGTTTCGTGAGTATTCATAAAGTACACGTTTTCGGCAAGCATAATCGGAATTTCGATAATATGGTCGTCGTTACCGCAAGTACACTCGTTTTTGCTCTTTTTGCATTTCGTACAGTATTTGACCGTTTTGCCTTGTAGTTCCTCGGCTATTTGCGTCGCGTACTTGTATTCGGGATATTGCCCTTTATACACGCCGACGTTCTCGATATAATACCACTCGTACTGATTGACGCCTATTGCGTGCGTATAACGCTGTCGGCTGTCCGCCATAAAAATGCACCCGTCCACAAGTACCAAAAGATACCCGTTCCATTCCGCAACCACGGCAGAACTTAAGTCCATATTGACGATTTTCGCGTCTATAAGGCTTGAACGGTGTTCGTTCGCCCTCTCGTACCGCACAGACAGTTGCCCGACCGCCTCTACTCCGAGCCGCGATATAAATATCGGGTCGTCCAAAAAATTGATACAAGCACCCAAACAACCTATGCCGCTTAACCCCTGCGAGGACGGATAAATTACAGGCTGTATCGGGTCATTCGTCTGCGTAGGTGTATGAAAATAAGTTGACCCGTCCTGTTGCGTATCGTCTTTCAAAACCATAAGCGTATCGGCAACGGTAATCATTCCCGTAATGGGCGCGATTCCCACGCCGTCCTGCATATAGTTCAAAATGCCGAAATACGAGGGGTCTACATAGCCCGTAGAATTTCTCGCGGCGTAAAATATGTGATTCGGATAATTCGGGTTAAATTGTCGCAATAGTACAATCGGTTATAAGCCTTGATATTTCCGCACATTCATCGGTAACGCCCGATACACTCGTAAATACTTTTTTAGCCACAACCTCGATTCCCGCGTACATTTCGGGATAAAAGACGTTTTCGCTTTCTGTCGCTCCCGCAATCTGCACGACGCGCTCAGGCTTTTCGGGCGCAACGATAAATTTAATACTGCCGTTAGCAAGATTTACGGTAAAATCGGTTCCTTGTACTTTTGCCTGCCCGTAGACCTTTACCGATACAATCTCATCGAGAGCATTTTCATTGAGAAAAAACTCCGTCGTCGTGCCGTCAGCGATAAACGTATGCCTGAACTTAGACTGCAGAATGTTTCGCTGCTCGTGTTGCTTACCTATATCGGCGTTTTCGCCGCTCGTAATAATATTGATATAAGTAAGCGGGATATAAGCGTTATCCAATACGCTTTTTACGCTCACGCCGTCATATACCAAATAATTCTTGCCGTCAATGATATACAGCCTGTTATTGAATATAAACGACGTACTTTTTCGGGGGTTCATATTATCAAAAAGCGCGTCTGCCGCGGTTAAAATGCCCTCTTTATAAGACAGCAAAAGTCTATCGCCCGCAACCAAATCGCTGCTTGCATAAGACAGTTCCCGCGTAGCCGCGTCATAGTTCATCAAAAAAGTTAAGTCCTCGCCGTTTGTCCGCGCTAACGCGGTAACGGTAACGACATTCTCAGGTAAAATCTGCTTAAATGTTTTCGTTCCGTTTACAACGGAATCAGGTTCGGGTACTACAATCGTTTCACTTAGAACAATATTTGCGGTATTCGGGTAATTTTTCCACAAATACAGTTTGCTCCCCGAATGAATAAGAACTTTGGTAACGATTTTATCGCCGTCTTTATGCGAAAAATTGAATATACCGAAAACCTCGCTTTCCTCAGGCAATACGACGCGCTTTCTGAACCCTGCAATCGTTTCAAGTGCCTGCCCCTGCGAGGACTGATAATCTCTGAACATATTTACAGCGTAAGCGAGGCGGTGTTCGTCAACCTGCGTATGGTCGCTCGAAAAATCAACGCCTCTGAAATCGCCGTAATATCTGTTGTATGTTTCCCTCGCTTGGAGGAAATTTGTTCTCGTTGCCATTGCGCTTACCACCCGTTTGAACTCTTGATAATAACAGGGCTTGTATCTTTCCCCTTACGTTCAATCTCGGCGGCGCGTTCGCTATACAAATATTTGTAGTATTCCGATTTTTGCGGCTCGTCGTCTATCCATACATAAGCCGCAATAAGCACAGGCAGCAGGGCGCAGAGTTCCACGTCCAAATCAATCTCGGTCTTATCGTCCATTTCGCCGTTATTGACAATCGGCGCAGGACGCCTTTTATATAAAACCTTGAAAACACCGCTCTGATTATACGGGAGCAATATTACACTATTGCCCTCTACGCCGTACCCCTGATTGATAATCGCGTTGCCCTCTGCCTCTTTGATAGGCGGACAGCACAACGCAAGAAAATCGTCCGTAAGTTTACTTATATCGTAGCGCGTAAACGGTTCATAAGCGGGTATATCCGCCTCGTCCTCGCTATACAGTTTGTCGTACATTGCGACGTTCTTTACCGAATACACAAACTCGCCCGAAAAACGCAGTCTAACCAAATCGCTTACAAAACTGTCCGCCTCTTTGATAAACCCCCGATACGCGACAAATTTGCGCGTAGACGCAAGCGATACCGTACCTATAGCAGCCCACCCGTCAGGCGTGTGCTTTTCGATATAAACGATACCGTTTCCGTCCGCCTCAAAATAATATGATTTTGCGGCGTGTGCGGAGTATTGCAGTTCCTCATCTTTTTCGACGGGAGAAAATGCGGAATCGGACAATAGATTTTTCAGCGGCTTGTGATTTATCAAATAGTAACTTATTGCAGGTCGAACCTCGTTGACCTGCAATAAAGCCCTATTTGCTGCGTAATAAAACCTGTCATCATCTTCTAAGGAAACCTCAAAACCGAGTTGAGCAACCTGTTTATAAAGTTCTGCAACGGTCATAATCAGCCTCCTTGTTAAATGATTTATAGCGACGTTGCCGCGGAAATCGCGTCTTTGCTGTTGACGGCAAGCAGGATATGTTTCCAAGTATTGAACCCGACACCGAAACGGCAGTAACCGTTCCAAAAGTAGTTGCGGGTGTGCTTGTCAATATCGCTCGTAATGTCAAGCGGAACGCGGTTATAGAACATATTGCCGAGCAGGTTCTTGTTGGCGTCGCCCGACATAACCATAAACCTGTCGTCGTCCGCCTCCCAACCGTTCAGCACAACGATATTCCAATTCCCGTACTGAGTATTTATATCGTTGTTTGCGCTGCCCACGGTGCGCTCGGAGCCGACAACCTTTTTGACGAGCGTTTCGAGTTTCGGACGATTGCAGGGAATGATGAGAGTGTCCGCGACATACTCCATAACGTCGCCGTTTTCGTCCTTGAAATTGCGCACCTTATTCGAGAGAACGCCGAGCGCGTCCTCAAGCGTGCTTGCGCTGCCCGTGAGTTCGCCGTAGTAGTAGTTGCTCTGCGTCTTGCCTTTCATTTTGTCCGTCGAATACGGGTGCGCCTTATGGAACAGAGCGAGTTCGTCGGCGCAAGTCAAATCAACCTTTGCCTTGTTGAACGTCATCTCTTTCGCCGTGCCGTTGATGAGAGCCTGCGCCGCGATTTTGATACGCGTCTTGTAGTAGGCGCGAACGAACTTTTTGGGCTTGTTTTTCATATCCGCGCCCATACCGAACTTTGCGTCGTCCGCCATTTTGCGGGTAATGGTAAACTCTTTCGCAAATTCGATATGCTCTATCGTTTTCTTGAACGTAGGCTCGACGCTATCGTTCTCCGCGCCCTGTCCTTCCTGTTTGCTTTGGAACGTATCGAAATCGGACTCGCCCATAATCGTTTCGGCGTAGCGGCTCGATTTTTCGACGTTGAAAAGAAAATCGAGTATGCTTTTCTGCTTTTCACAGATATTCGATTCGTTCTCGATGAGTGCCTTTATCGGGTGTTCAAACTTACCGAACATAGGGTCGTTTTTGCCCGACATTGCGCTGTAGATAAAATTCGACATATTGTCTGTCCTCCCTGTTAAATAATTCTGACGACGATAATATCTCCCGCCGCCGACGCACCGTTCAGACTTTCTACGGTTACGACGCTGCTCGTGGTGGTCGCCGTTACCTGCAAGCCGTCCGTATGCAGAGTTACTTTACTGCCCGCCGTAAGCCCCGTAGGAGCCGCCGTAACAGGCACCTCGTAAAGTTGATTGTCCTCGACCCTTGCCGCCGCAAGAGTGCGTTTCGTTGCGTCTGCCGCAACGCTGCCCATAGCGATATGCGTAGGTTTTACCGTTGCACCGCATTTCGTGAACTTACCCGACGCCAAAACGAGAGCCTCGCCGTATTCGACCGCCTCGTCGTCCGTTACGTCGTGGTAAACGGGTTCGGGTACGTTCATTCTGCCATTCTCAATTTTAATGAGTTTGAACATAGAAATTCTCCTTTTTATTTTTGATATGATTGTCTGTACAGAGCGACAATTTCCTTATCGCTCAGATTCGGGAACAAATCGCGCCATTCGCTCAACTGCTTATTACTCATCGTAATCGAGTTGTCTTTGGAGCCTTTCGGCACCGCCGAGCGTAAATGCCCCTTTGTTTCGTTGAGCAACTGCTGTTTTACGGACTTAGCCACGCTTGCCCGCACGCCGTCAGGGTTTGCCGCGGCGTATGCCTGTTTAGGCGTCAAGCCTTTATCGCGGAGTTCCGCAAATACGCCGAAATTGCTTATTTCGGTAATCGCTTTCAGCCCTTTTGTTTCGGGATAGAACCCCTGCACCTCTGCGAGGTCGGCAGCCATTTTTTTCTTAAATTCGGTTTCGCGCAAGAGGCGCAACGCCTCCTCGCTTTCCGCGCTTTCGGCTTTCTTTTTGCGGTATTCCTCTAACGGAATATCGTCAGCCTCTGCCGCCAACTCCTCAAGCCCTTTTTGCACGTCGCTCGTTTCTTTCGCGCCCAACTTTTTCAACGTATCTCTGCCCTGCGCTTTTAAGGCTTTTAACTCGTTTTCGAGTTCTGCGATACGCTTATCTTTTGTATCGTCCGTAGACTCCTCAGGCTCTGCGTCCGATTCTCCGTCGCCTTTATCGGCGTCATCGGAACCGTCGCCCTGCTCGTCGTCGGGGTTTTCGTCGTTATCGTCCGCGGCGTCCTCGTCGCTCTCAACGTCCTCGTCGTCCGTTACGTCGGGAATGATAATGTTACCCTCGTCGTCATACTCGAACTCGTCATCGGAATCGTCAACCGTTTCGTTCTCGTCATCGACAACGGTTTCCTCGATTTCCTCGTCGGGTTTCTTGATTTCGTCCTGCATAATCGTTTGTCCTCCTATAAAATTCGATTATTTCTTTTTGCCGTTTCTCAGGTCGTTGCCCTTGACTACGGTCGCCTTAGGCTGTTCCTGCACGCTCTTGGGAGCCTTGATAATGCCGCCTTTATTGGTCGCATATCTGTTACCCGAACCCTGTTTCATAGTCGCAGTCCTCCTTTTTAGATTTTTAATAAAAATAGCCACTAACCGTATCTTACGGTCAATGGCTCTATCTCTCGGAATATGGCACAAATATTATTCAGTTTTTACCGTCCATAGTCTGCCGCACTTTTTACACCTAAACGTCAGACCTTGAACTTTACTGTCCTTTTGTAAGCCTACACGCGGTACTTTTTCATTGCAGTTCGGACAAACGATTTTGGTAATTTCAGATTGCACAGTCGGAGTAATATTAAGCATACTCTACCTCCTGCATAATATAATAGCATACATTTTACCGCGTTTAGTCGCAATTTATTTAGCCGCGTAGAGCGATTTAGTAACGATTCTGCCGTTTTTAACCTCAACCCCGCACATTTGCGCGAGTTGCGCTTTTTCCGCCTGTGTAGCCTTATTTAGGCTCAGAATATACGATATTACCATACGCTTTGCCCTGTCTGCCGTAAGCCGTTTATACTCGCCGTCGCCTATTTTATATCCCTGCATAAAGAGAATCAATAATCGTTGAGCGTCAGTAAAATTCAGCCCCAAAAGATACTGTATTACCTTTTTCTTTTTGGAACCCTGAACGGTCGCGCCGTTTTTATCTTTATCGGACGTTATATCGGATATTCCCGCAAGCGCGATTGAGAGCGATTCGATACCCATAAACTTTGACAAGAGCAAAAGTTTATTGTTCGATGATACGCCGAGTGTTTCCGCTAAAGCCTTATCGTAATACGCGTCGTACACCTGTTTTATCGCTTTTGCTTGTTTATTGGCAGACAGTTTTGCAAATGACTTGTTTTGCACCATACGTTCAATATAGCCGTTCGCCTTTCCGTAAACTCTCTTGAATTTCTCACGCTGTTTCGCTGTAAGTTCGATTTTCTCGCCGTTATACGTTACGGAATCGCCTATGCTGCGCGGTAACACCTCATACTCCTGCTCGTACAATTCGATGAGTTTTTTTCTCGCGCCCGCACTAAGGTTCCCCGCCTTATCCTCATCAAGCATAAGGCTCATAATCGTATCGGCAAGTTCCGTATCGCCGTTCGCTAACGCCGCTTTTATATCCTTGCTGTACTGCGCATTATAAAACATAGAATTGTACTTGTACGCCGTCGCAGGGCTAAAACGCTTGATAACGCCGCTAATCGTGTTATTGATATTCCTTATCGGCAAGCCCGTAATCTGTCCGATTGCATAAAGCGAGTTTCTGAGCGGTTTCATATAATCGGACGTTTCCAACGATTCGCCGCCCGCCGCCTTTGTCGCAACCTCAAACAAATCTTTCGTCGTAGACAAAATGCTGTTTATGCTGTCATACGCAAAATTGCTAAACTCGTAATCGTTTGCGAAATAGTTGTATATATCTTTTACGACGGGGAACATTCCTATTGTCGTGCTTGCAAAATCAGTAAAGAAATCTTGTACAAAACTTATCTCGTTGCCGTCCTTATCCTTGCGGTCTTTGGCATATAGCCACTTAAAGAACTGCGCAACCATTGTGTACATAAGGTTTGCAACTGTTATCGAGGCAAGCGTTTTACCGAGGCGTTTTTTCGCCTTTTTATATCTGCTCTGAATATCGGCATTTGTATCGCCCGATTTTATCATTTGCCGCAGAGTTTTGTATTCCCCGACTGATTCGACGAGGCGCGAGAGTTGTTTGAGCGGCACCGACGTAAACATTGTAAAACTGCGTACAATATCGCTATCGGAACGCATAAGCGCGGAACGCTCCGTGTTTGTGTAGTTCGGCTGCGTAAGTCTGATAACCTCCTCTAACAGCACGCCTGCGGCTTGCATATTCTCCACGGTTCCTATCTTATGCCCGTCGTTGCGTTCAATCTGCACCTGACACGCGTTCCAAATCTTACCGATTGCGGCTCTGTCCGTCCATTGTATAGGCTTAGTGAAAATATCGCCTACCTTACCGACCTTATCAATCACACCCTCCGCTCTTACGACGCCTTTTTCGTAGTTACGGACGCGGGCATAATCACAGTATTTATCCATTGCGGCATAATCGGTTTTCATAACCGCGCCCTTTACCATAGAGCGAAAATCAAGTTCGATTCCCGCTGTCGGATATGACGTCAACTGCGATACTATGACTTTCAAATTTGCGCCGAGTTGATATTTCGCGTATGCGCCGCGCAGTTTCTCAATCACGGAACTACTCGTCGCCTTGCCTTGAATATCGGCAAATAACTTGCTTAAATAAGCGTCCGCACCGCCCCATACCTGCTCATTGAGCGTGTTTCTGATACTCTGAACGTGCGTCTTGTCGCCTATGTTCTTTGCGTAAATTTGACTGAAATTTTTGAGCGGAACGGTCAAATGAGCATAGGTCGAGAGTTGTTTCGCGTGCCGTGTGATGACGCTCCAAATTTCGGGAACAAATATCTTGTTTTTCGCGCCCGTTTTCACGTCTTTATTGAACGAGAAATTATATACGTTTGCCCAATCAGCCATAAGGTCGCGGGCGTCCGTGATATTTTTCGCTATTGTTCCTTTGTCGCGCTGTATCGGGAAATAGAAATCGTCCGAGGCGTTTGTGTAACCGAGAATCTGCAGGTCAGCGTCCGTTTTTACCTTTTTGCTCTGAACATTGAAAAATTCCTCGACAATGGATATAAATTGTTTATCGCTTTCGGTAAAAGCACTTTGCAACGCGTCAATATCGCTTTCGGTTATGCTTACGGTCTGTTTTTTGCCCTTTTTATCAATGTAACTAAACCCTGCCTCATACAAGCCCGCTTTTGCCTGTTCGCGCTTAGACAACTCGTACAGCGACAATGCTTGACCGACATTCAGTTCCGCACCCGCAACCGTTATATATTCCGACGTCAAACGCTTACGGTATTTTTTGTTCGTTTTGAAATAATCATCGAATTTTTCTACGAGTTGGATATACTGCAGGCTTGCCGCAGTTTCTCCCCTTGTAATTTCGTTGTATGCCCGCGTGAGTATGCCGTTCGGGTCGTAATTTTCAAACGATTTTATCACGACACGCGGTTCGACTATTTTGTTGAACACGCCGTATATGCTGTTGAAAAAGCCTCTCCCGACCCTGCTTTTCGTTCTTTGAATTATAGCGTTACCTGCAGTCGCCGCCTCACTTATGCGAACCTTTTTGCCCTCCATTGTCATTTGGTCGTAGTTTTGAAAAAGGTGTTTTGCCGACGCCATTATGACCTGCGCCGCCTGCAACTCCTCAAGAGAGAGCGGTTTTGTGCTGTCGGCGTTCTGTTGTAAAAAGTTGAGCGCGTCAAGTACATTGTTATCAATGTACGTTAAATTCGGGTCTGCGTCATACAGTAGCGGGTTATTCGTATTATAGAATTTCCCATAGTCCAAAAGTATTTTTCGTGCGCCCGATTTTCTCAAATCAGAGCGGTATTTCAGTTTGCCGAGATTTTTCAGCCACGACGTAAGTTCGGGAGCCGAAAAGACCTCTGCGCCTACATAGTTTCGTTTTGCCGCTATATCGCGCAGATACTGTGCGCTGTCAACCAAACTATTTACAACGCTGTTGATTTTTCGCGCCTGCCGCACCTGTTTCGTAAGGCTTTCAATCTGATTCGTGTATTTCTCCACCAACTTGCCATATTTAGACTGCGTACCTTTTTCGTCGTATGCGGTCAAAATATCGCGGGCTATCTGTTGACGGAGTTTTTCGATTTGCGTTTTACTACCGTATGCCGTGAGGCTTACCTTTTCCGCCTTTTTGCTTACGTCGCTTTTAGCCTTTTCGTAAATTTCGAGCATTTCAAAAAATTGGTCTGCCTCGTTTATTGCCTCGATATTTATACCATAAGACTGAAGTTCCTGCGCAATGACGTCGGGAGCCATACCGCCCTGTTTTGCGCCCCACACAAGACTGACGGCATTCTTTTTATCGAACTTATGCTGTATTTCGCCCTTAATACCTCTCAAATCAACCTTGTGCATATATCGACGTATGACAGATAAAGTTTCCATAGCATACGATACGTCGTCATACGAATCATACATATCGGTCAAAACGGCATTATTGATAATATAATCGGCAATATCAAGCGCAACGCCGATTCTGTAACCCTCAGAGGTATTATTCAATTTTGTAAACAGAGTATCAATAACCTGCGCCCTGCTTTTTCCGCTTAGGCTACCGTACTTATCATCGAACACAAGCCGCTCGTCAATAATCGAGTTGATAATCTCCGTAGCGTCGATTTTAGAGTACACTTTCGGGCGCGTGTTGTTTGCCGCAAATTTAGCCCTCTGCCCGCGGCTCATACCGTCTACGGGCGTTCTATCGCCTTTCAGCGCATAGCGGCGTCCGTCTTTATTCACAAACACCCCGTCAACCCGTTCAAGGCGTGCGGGAGCGTATATTTCCGCGCCTGCGGCGGCAAATTCCAAATTCCGAGCGTCGATATGCAATTCAAGAACAACGCCGCCGCTGTGCTTACCGTTGGCGTAATAATCTGCCTCGCTTTTATTTGTCGTGAAATAACTCTGCTCGTTTATAACACCCGTAGAGAGTATATTATTCGCGTTTGCCGCGCTTGTTCCGTGATACACCGTTACGGAGCCGTCATAATTGACCTTTACGCGCCGACCGTATTGCCGCGCCTCATCTCTGAAGTCTTGCGCCGCCTTAACACGATTTTGAAAATCGTCATCGGGCAACGCGTAGCGTATATCTTTTTCGGCAGTCTTAAAGCGTTCGGATAGCGGAATGATTTTACCGTTATCATCGTAAGTGATAGCGTCTGCCGATTTTAATGCGGACGGGTTCATAACGGCAAATGAAATGCCTCTATCGTTTATTTCAAGCCCATAGCCGCCTGTTTTGCCCTCATCAAGAACGATAGCGTTATACTTGAGTTTTTTCGCTCTTATGTAATCGGCAATACTCTCTCCCTCCGTCCAATCGGGCAAGCCTTTTTCCGTCAGTTCGGTATTCAAGCCCGATACAGGACACCAATCGTACCCGTTCATCTCTCCGCCCTGAACGTAATCGTTATAGAATCTTTCTTGTACCGCAGGACGTCTTGTATCAAACAAATAACGGGTATTCAGATACAAATCTTTTACCTCAGGCGTGGTCGCTCTTTTGCCGAATCGAATACTGCTTGCCGATTCCGATTGATACCTTTCGGCGTAAGACTGATTTTCGGTTACATAGGCGGGTAGTGTTTTGAACACGGTAAAACCGCCCGTAGGCGTGCCGTGATACACTCTGAGTTTATATCCCGCCTCTTTCGCCACCTCATCGACAAATCTTTGCGCCGTTTCTATATCGCCGCGCTCTACCGCCGCCATATAAGCGGTATTTCGTTCGGCGGCGTCTTTGGGTAAAGAATAACGAATATCCTTATTTTGCGTAGGCTTTTTCGCCGTAGCGAGTTTGATTTGTTCAGGTTCAAATGCAACGTATTCCGAGGGCGCATATCCCTCGTAAATAACGCCGTCATAACCGTTCCGCTGTATAACAGACGTGATTTCTGCTTTCGACGGGATAACAAAACCGCTATTTAGCAAGTCAACGAGTTCCCCGTTTGTTTTGCAAAAAATTCCGCGCTGTTTCAAATAAAAGTCTAACACGCTCGAATATCCCGTATCGCGGCTAATTCTGAGCGGGTTCTTGATATTCAGATAGTATTTCTTTGCCGACGCGCCATAAGCCAATGCCTCGCCTTTATCGGCGGCGAAATAAAAGCCTTGCCCGTAAATGCCTGCGTCGGTCTTGCTGCCGAATTTCGATTTATCGAAAACGGTAAACTGCTCGTCGGTTCCGTGATAGACCGCAAGTAACTGACCCTTTTTATCGACAACCTTGCTATCCTTAAAAAATTCTCGTTGCTGCTCCGTGAGTTTCTTGCCCGCAGAATCAATTTCGGGCAGAGCATATCTATTGCCTTTCCGCACGATAGCCGACGTCTTACCGAAAAATGTTGCGGGTTCGACAGTAAAGCCCTCTCCGAGCGCGTCGCGCAGATACGCAACGAGTTCAGGGCGCGTAAAGCCTTTCTGATATGACCCCGTGGAATCGACGTACCACTCCATATTTGAAATATTTACATTTCTGCTATTCGACGCGAGATTATTTACGTCATCGCCGCGCACATTTACAAACAGGGTTCCGCCCTCGTTTAACAAACTACCCATTTTTATCACGAGAGCGTCGCGCTGGTCTTGCGGCAATACATTCAAAACAGCATTACTTATAATCGTGTCGTACTTTTTCGTGAGTTTAGAATAATCGGTGTACTGAGGTTTATAACTCTTATCGGGGAACGGCTCAATATCCTCTACTCTAAAGCCGTATTCCTCAATGCCCGCACGCGTACCATAGCCCAACCCACTTGACGCGTCGAGAATTTCGCCCTCAAAACCGTGAGCGCGAAGATAATCATAAATCTTTTTGTATGTAGTAACGGTTCCCTTAATTTGCGTCGGGTTCCTTGTTTCGGACGAGTCCTGTTGAATATCCCACAAATTCGGAAAACGTCTTTTTGCCTCTTGCGTGTCAATAGTCGGATTCCATTCTTTACTCGACGGCTTGACGGGTTCAACGGGCGGCAACGAATATCGAATATCCCTGCTCGTTGTCGGGTTCTGATTGCTCACAAGTTTTATCTGATTGCTGTCAAAAACGGATATTTCCTTACTGCCGCCATAATTCCAAACGATACCGTCATAACCTTTCGTTTGCAATTTATTTATATCGGCAGAGGTTATCAAGTGCATAGCGGAGCCTTGATTTGCCGTGCGGTTATTGTAAACCCTGTCGGAACCGTAAACGGCGTGCAAAATCTCTCTCGCAGGGTCTACCGTAGTAACCGTGAGAGGGTTCGATACGTTCAAATAAGCCTCATATATTCTGCCCTCATAGCCGTTCTTGTTGGCATATCTCTGAGCGTACTGCTTATCCGTCGTAAGATAGATTCCGCCGCCCAAATAGCCCGTTTTTCCTTTCTTGAAAACGGTTATTTCGCTATACTCATTGCTACCGTGATAAACGGGCAATAATTTTCCGTTGTTATCGACAATCTTGCTGTTTTGAAAATACTTGCGCTGTTGTTCGGTAAGACGCCTGCCGTCCGAATCTGTTTCGGGGAGAGCAAAACGTATGCCGTCCATAGTTTTGATTATATCTGTACGGGCGTTTTCTCCCTCTCTATATACCTGATATGGCACACCTCTATTTGCCAAACGAGTTTTGAGTTTTTCGGACGCGCTTTCGGGAATAAGTACAGATTTAATTTCTGAAAATTCCACCACGCGACGCGGCTTAGCCTCGAAATATTTTGTCGGTAACTGTTTTAATACCGTAAACCAATCAAGCACTTTTTGAGCCGTTTGTTTATCAAACTTATAACCCAAATCATAACCCTGATATTGACTGTTCCACTTAGACAAGATTCTCTCTGCCGTAAGCGGGCGCACGGTCGCACATTCGGCAATCATATCGAGAATATCCTCTCTGCGCGTCAACGAATCGGAATACCCGTTTTTACCGCTACGCGTATCAATTTCCTCGATAATTTCCGATGACATTTCAAAAGTTTTATCCATAAGCGCGTCATACTCGCTTTCTGAAATCTCCGTAAGCAAATAACTTGCCTCTTTTATGCTTTTAATACTTGTAAACTCATCTGCAAGCCGCGCCGCTATTGAATTTGCATTATGCCCGAAAAATGTGCTGCCGTGCTGTTCTCCACGGAGCATATTTCTCACAATGTTTTGTATGGAATATTCATCGTGCATTTGCGCAAAACTACGTCTTTTCCCCGACGCGGTAAACGGGTCTGCGCCGTTCTCAATTCCGCGCCGTTCCTCTGTTGCCGATATTTTGTCAAATAACCATTTCTCAAAATCGGCAGTATCGGTTATATTATTACGCAGCGTTTCCTCTGTCGCTCTCGAATCATACTCTTTTGCGTCAGGGTTCCGTAAAATACTCCGTATAGCGTCCATACACCGTGAATAATCACTATATCCCAAATCGTCCGCAATTTCCGTCGCAGATTTACTATCAATACCCCTACGCGTATAATTCTCAATATAAGCACGCTTTAACTCGCCCATAACGCTTTGATATTTTCTTGTTTGCTCCACAGACCCCTGCGCCTGTGCCTCGTAAAATTCTTTTAGATTTTCTTGTGTAATACCTAACCTGTCTGCAATATCGCGTATTTCAGACGCAGTAAAATCGCCCTGCATAAATTTTCTGTCTTTATAAACAGGTTCGACCCTTTTCCCTTTTTCGGATAAATATGCCGCCATAACGCCCGCATATCTCTCTGCCTTTTTTGCAATCAAACTTGAATCGTAATCTCGTTCGCTTATATAGTAGTCGCCATTATAATTATGAAATTCATCAAAGAACCTGCGTATATCGCTCTGATACGTTTCGTTTTCTCCGACCAAATCACAAACGGCGTCCTCCATTGTTTGAAATTCTTTTGTGTTAAATTTCACGTCCACCTGCGGCATTGTCGGCGTCCACGCGTCGCGCTTATACACTTTATTACGCCTATCTGTCGGACTGATTGTTTCTTTACCGAAAATAACGGTAATATTGCCGTAATCGGTATGCGATAATTCGGCTTTTGTAACAGCAATCGACGGCATAGGGAACCCGCCGAGTTGTAGCACTTTTAGCAATTTTTCCTCAGATAAATTATGTAATGCTACAAGATTTTTCGTTTCCTCTATGTCAACCTGAGCCGTTTCATTACCGATTTGCAGAGCATATCTTTTTCCGTCTTTTTTGCCGTTTCTGTTGACTTTTTTGCCGTTTTCGGATATACTATCAGTAGTGAGGTTTCTGCCGCTCGTTTCGGACGTTCTTGCAGAGGCAGTTGCATTTGCTGACGGTGTACGACCCTCACTATTTTCAATTATCCAAGCACTCTTAAGCGTAAGGGTGCTTTTTTTAGTTGACGTAATCGTGAGCGCGACGTTTTTGCCGTCCAATTCTTTTATGAATTTTAACGCCGTACCGTTTTCATCGCTTGCCAAAGTAACGTCATCGGGTGCGATGACGGTTTCAATGATATTTTCTATGTTTGCATAGGTAACAGCCTTTTGATTGCGCGGCATTTCCGTTCTCTGCGTTCCGTGAGAATCGAAAATATGGGAAATAAAGTTGCTTGCCAATACAAAATCATAGTTCTTAATATCGACGTCCGTTTTCGTCTTTACCAATTTTGCCGTAGCGTCGCTTATTATTCCGATATGCAATCGCTTTACAGGCGGCAAGCGTTTTGCCGTCTTGATAAACTCCACTATATCGCCGTAGTTACGCGATATGGTATCTCCCTCGCGGCTTTCAATATGGCGTTTTCGCGTTTCGTCGTATTCTCCGAGTTGTTGTAACGCCTCCTGCAACGCGTAACGAGTTTCGGCGTTCGGTGCGGTATGCCGATATTCCGCAGCATTGTACTGTCTGTTGCGTTCCGAAAAACTATCAAACAGTTTTTTATAGCGATTGTACAGCGATTTCGCGCTTTTCGACAGTTTTGTATCTCCCTCATACGCCGTGGACGATTTTTTGAAAAACGACAGTATTCTGTCTTTGAGTTTCGGCTTTTCCGCGACAAGTTTTTCAATGGTATTCTTATTCGTCAAAACGCCCTCTGCATAGTGAGCGTTTATTTCGTCCATAAGTTCAATCGCGCCGCCGTGTCCTACGTCGGAATACCGCTTGATTATGGCGTCCTTTTCCGCCTGACTCATATTCTTAACGCCGCGCTCCAAAATGAGTTTGCCGTCAGCAGTTCTGTAAATGGCGTGCGTAAGTTCGTGCAATAACAATGCCTCGTGGGTACGCGTAGTTTCGGGGTTGACGACAAATCTATTTGTTTCGGGGTCGTAATATCCGTCAGAGTAAATCTTTTCGCCCGTCTGACTGTTTACGGCAACGGCACAGAGGCTTTTATCGAATACGACGTTTATGCCCGTATGCGCCGCTACGCGGGCGTAAGAAAGAACGTCCGCGTCTGCTATACCCGCCGCCCGACCTTGCCTGATGACGCTGCGTATAATGCTCTTATTCGGCTCGTTCAATTTCGCATAATCGGAAACATTCTTGCGGGCGTATGTGTCTATCTCCTGCGTTTGTTGTCTTTCGGAATTTAACTGCTCCGCTATCTTTCGCACGGCTCCCTGCTGCTCTGTACCGTTTTGCGGCGCAGTCTGCTGTTGGGTTCCTTGTGTGTCCGTCGCCTGTTGATTCTCAACGGTTGCAGGAGTAACTGCAGGGGCGGCGGCTTGCGCCTTTTTAATTTCGCGTATCGTCCTATTTGCCTCTGCCTGCGTAAGTGGCTTAGAATATTTCCCGCTGTCATAGTCATAAATGCGGTATGTATCGCCGTTTTTGGTAACAGCAATATTCACGGCTCCGTTCGTATATCGAACGGTTCCGTCCTTTTTCAGATTTAATCTCGCGGGCATTTTTTTTGCCGTCGCAGGGTCAATGTTTTGTAACTCACGAACTGTCGCCTGTTCCTGTTGATATGCCTCTACTCCGCCATTCTGCGAAAACTCAACGATTTTTTGTTGAAATTGCTCGTTGGTAAGAGTATTCCAATCGGATATACCAAGTCTTTCGCCTACCGCTTGACGCTCAACGTCCGTCGCGTTCTCAATAAACTGATTGAGGTCAGCCTGCGTACTCAACTGTTGTCCTCTGAGCGTAGCGTCCTTGAATTTTGCCGTGTCCATAGAGAGCCGACCTGTCGCGTCGGCAACCGCCAATGCACGCAAAACGGAGTTTGTTTTTAACGCGTTTACGAATGTTGACGTGTTTTTCGTATCAACGCCGCTGCGAATCTGCTCTGCGGTAAACGTAACAGGGTTCCCCTGTGCGTCTTTTATTCCGTAAGCAGTCAGTTTTTCTGCGATGACGTCGGCATTGTTTACGATATTCTCTGCGCTACGAGCAATAAACGGAGTAAAGGCGGCGGTCGTATTCGCCTGTTCGAGAACACCGAGTAACATTCTTTGTTTTGCGGTTCTGATTTCTCCATTCGTCTTTTGCATACTTGTCTGCAGTTCTTTTAATGTGGTATTTACCATTTCAAACTGTTCGTAACCCGTATGATTTTCGCTCTCATAGGTAGAGAGTTGTTCCGCCATTGAAATGACGTTACTGCTTTTCCCCTCTTTAACAATGGTACTGCCACGCGACATAGAATGTACGTTACGAATCGACACGTCCACACCGCCCATTATCGCGCCGCTAAGACCGCCGACAAGCGCGGCATAGCCAACCTCTTGCAGCGTCGCGTTTTTAGCGTTCGGGTCGTAGGTCATACGCGCCCATACGGGGTCAAGTATCTCAGACAACCCCTCCTCAAAAGCCTCTCCGATAAAGCCTTTAATCATTGCTTTACCTATCGTTTGACGAGTAACGGTTTCTGCAACCTCTTTACCAAACGACTTTGAAATTCCTTTTACAATTTGTCCTGTTCCTGCACCTATGCCCGCGGAAAGCCCCTCGACGGCACCCTCTGTTATACCAACCAATGCGCCATACCCAAACTCTTTTCCGCCAAGTTCACCCGTTTCTCTATATGCTTGTTTCGTTGCGTTACCTGCCGCTCCAAGCCCCGCAACGGCACCTGAAATGAGCGCGGCGGCTACGGGCGATAAAGTACCGCCCGACGCAACCGCAATCGCTCCTGCGGCAACCACGGTCGCAATAGCGGGCAAACTCGTACCGATACCGCCCGCAACGTCGCCTACAAACTGCCAACCCTCTGACGGGTTAAACCATTCATCGGCGTGATTATAGTTGACCCAATCGTTAGCAAATTGCTGTTCCGCCCATTCATCGGCACCGAATAACTTTGCCAAGCCGCCTGCGGTATAGTCCCATATACCCTCAATACTGCTCAAAAAGCCTAAGCCGAGTTTCTCAAAAGCATAGCCTATGCCGCCGAAAAAGCCGCCCTGATTCCTGCGCGCTTCCTCCTCCTCTTGTAAGTGTGTCATTATTGTTTGACGTTGATTTTCCGTCAATAATGACGATACGCCCGTTTTATATGTGTATTGCTGTTTTAACTGCGATAGTGTCGCCATAAGTTCGCTCCTTTAAGCCTGTAAGAACTTTTCGATATACCCCATTATCTCGTTGACGGTTACAAGACCTTTCCCGATTGCAACTTTCAAATACGCGCCGTTGAACGCCGCGAACTGTTCTGCCGTAGCGTAATCGCTCCATTCATCGAATGTAAACAGACCGTACTGCTCAATATCCGCCGCCATTTTTGCCGCGTCATACTTGTAATCGTCGTCCAAATCGAAAATGTTGTAAATGCCTTTTATGTCATCGGTAACGGCAAGCATACCGTTTGCGATATGATTGATATGCACGGCGGTAAGTACGCTGTAGCACTCCGTTTCCACGCTATGCACGCTATAATCGGTAAGAGTAACGATTTTCTTTTCGTATGCGCCATTTGCATAGGCGACGTGATAAAAACGGTGTCCGATATACTCTTTCGCATTTTCGGCATTGATGAGAACATATCTCTTGCTGTCGGTATCGAAAAAGCCGTGTTCAAACAATACGTCTACGCTCGTTACGTCGCCAAAACGTAGCGTAAGCACCTCGTATTCTTTATGTCCGTCGTGGAAAATGTACGAAATAGGCGCGACGTCAATATTACCCGTTGTATGATTGAATACAAGAACATTGTCGCCCTCTTTCAGGTTCTCAACGGGTGTCTGCGTTCCGTCTGCAACGGTTATCAGGGTACCTTTCGCAAAACAGCCGTCGTCATCTTTGTATGCGTCATCGAATAGGCTCTGCAGTTTTTTCTTGTTTTCATCAGTAAGCCAACCCGTACCGTTTAATTCGTCCATTGCCGCCTGCGCGGTCTTTTCGTCCAACTGACTGCCATTCGCATAGAATACGGACGCCGACGTTATCGCGTTTACAAGACCTTTATTGTACTTGTCTTTGAGTTTATCGTACTGCGATTTTGTGATATAACCCTTGCTGTACGCGCTGTCAATATCGCCCGTATTTACCATAGTAAAATCGGAATCAACCGACTGCGAATATAGGTCGTAATAGTACGACTGATAACTCGTAACAAGTTTGTTATACTGTTCCGATGTAATCTCGCCGTTATCACGCGCAGATTTAATCGCGTCGAACCCGCTTGTATCTGACGAATTAAGCAGTTGATTATATTTCTCCGCCTGCTTGTTATTTTTATAAGTCGTCGCTGCGTCCGTAAGGCTCTGAATCTGCGCAGCATTAAGACCATAATCGCTACCGAGTTGTTTGAGTTGCTCTGCCGTGTACGCACCGCTATTCGCGTAATTAAGCAATTCCGCGTAATACGCGCTACTCTTGTTCTCCGTCTGTTTATCTGCCGCCGATTGCAACGTAGAAAGTTGCTCCTCGGATAACCCATACTGTTTACCGAGTTGCTCTAACTGCTCTTTTGTATAGTTGCCTTTATTTGCAAGGTCAAGCAAATTAGCATAATACGAATCTTTTTTATCCGCTTGCTCTTGTTTGTATTTTGCAAGCGCAGCGTCAGTTTGCGAGATACTCTCCGCATACGACGTTTCTGCCGAAATCTTACCTTGATTCGCCTCAGATTCCGCCGTCATTCTCGCAACCTCCGCGACCGCATTTGCATTTTGAGTATCGGCTCTCTGCTGTGCATAAGCCTGCGAGTTGACATAATCACTATATCCGCTGCCCGACAACCCCATTGCCGCAAGTGCCTCTGCGTTTGCCCCATAAGTCGCCTTATTCTGCTCATAACTCGAACGCGAATCGGCAATACTGCGTTGACGCGCCGTTTCCGCGTTTTGCAATGCCGCCTGCTTTTGCTCCTCTAAGAGTTGATTCGTTTTATCAAGCGTTTCCTTGTAGGTATCTTTCTGCTTTTCCAAAAATTCCTCATAGGAATCAATTTTGCTTGTAGACTGCTCCGCCTGCGCGGGCTGTTGTGCCGTTGGCGTATTTGTCGGGGCGGCGGGCGTTCTTACGGGAGCCTGCACGCCGCTACTGAGTTGATTTTTCAGTATGTTTTTCCCATAAGATAAATCGCCCGATACAAGCGTTTTCCCACCCGTGGGAGGTTGAAATGTGGTATTTATCGCACCGCCGCCCACTATGACGCCCTCATTTGTTACTCTGCCAACGGAACCGCCGCCCATTCCGATAACGGCACCGCTATTCAAATATGACGGCGTTTTAAGAGCGTCGATAGGCGATTTGACCGACGACTGAACAAATGGCGACGTCGGCAATTTGCTCATATTGCCCGAATAACTTGTATCGGGTATTACGTTCTGTAACGCCTGCGGCAATTTCGGGGCTTTTTTACTCCCGCTCGATAAATTCATATTTGCCGCGTAAGTGTTTGCTTTGTTGTTTACTTTACTGTTTGCCATTTTCGGTGCCTCCGCTCAAATTTTCTTGCATTTTGGATAACAAATATTCCTCGTAGCCTTTCCGACCGTTTACCTCCTCGGACAAGCCCTGTATCTGCTGTTGCATTTGCTGTATTTCTGCCTGTCGTGCGATTTCCTCTTTGATACGCTCGACGTTCTCACGCGCCCACGGATAATGCGCACGCTCCATATTCTGCCAAAAGATGAGTTGTGTTTGCGGCAATGTAACGTCGCCGTATGCGCCCTCTCGGAAATTCTGCCGATTCTGCTCCCACAGCATTTCACGCGATTTCTCTATATCAATCGCCGCGTCCGCCGCAAACAGATACTCGTCATCGTAATACCATTCGCCCGCCTCGTCGCGTCTGATAAAATCGTAACGGTTGAAATACACGTTTTGCATACGCCCTTGCGCGTCTTTATACGTTGCAGGACGCGGCTCGTCGGCATACGCCAAGTAATACTGAAAAATAATTTGGTCTATCTCCGCATACGCGGCGTTTTTCATCTGACGTTTACTATCCAAACGCCCCGCCGCCTGATTGACCTGTATTTGCTTTGCAACGCCACTCTGTGCGCTCGAATCGTACTGCCCTTGAAAACTGTCCGTAATGCCGAGAATACGTTTTGCGTGGTCGTACAGCCTGTCTGCCTGCGCTATATCACGCGAAATATCGACCTGTAAATCAATGCGCCCGAATAACGCCTGATTTGCCTGATTTGCCCGAAAAACCTTTTTGAAAATGCTGTTGTCGATTTCCACGTTCACGCCCTCAGGCACAATCGGGAACACGCCGCCGCCCATAAGTTTCTCCATTATGCGGCTTTCGAGTTTGTTTATCGCCTGTTGCTGCGGTCGGACAAATTCGCAGTCCGATTGACCGAGCAAATTATCCTCCTCCGACGTGTTTTTGCGTATGACAATCGGCAGGATATTCGGCGTATAGAACGGGAGGCGCGTTTTCTCCATTTTAGGAACGTCAACCTCCGTCATTACGGGCAATAAAACGCCGTTCGTATCGTCAAGGGCAACGGAACCGTCCTCGTTCACGGCTTGCCGTTGCTCTTTTTCCATAACAACCTGCCCGTCTTTTATGACCTCGCTCATCGCAGGGAGTATCGAACCGTCAGAGAGCGTTATATCTCTGTCGAGTTCTTCGTATTCCTCATTCTGCAATACGAATTTCGGCTTTTCGCATTCGCAGAGTTCTTTTCGCTTGCCGCATTTCGTACACACATAACGCTTGCGGGCATAATAGTCCTCAAGGTCGAGCAGTTCCGTATCGCCCGACCAAACATACTGACAAACCTTGTCGTCGTCGTTCTTGTAATAGCACACATAGAGCGTCGCGGTCTTTTCGTCCGAATTGTCCTCTGTTTCCGTTTCCTCTGCGACCTCTAACGATACGTCGTATTTACGGACTATATCATCTTTCGTCGTTTCAAACTGAATAAAACAGTAGTCCATATCCTTGACGTCGTAAATGTTCGGCTGCCCCGTAAACCGTTTCGGGCTAAGGCAACTGATTTTCACGTCGCCCACGGTGTTATGCGTCGTTATCGAGTTATCCCATTCGATAAGCCAAACGGAGCCGCCGTATATCGGGTTATAGCGTTCGTCCATATCGTTGAGTTTCTCAAACGGCAACTCATTACGCTTGTTGCGCAAAAGCGTTTCAATGCTCTTTGCATTGCGCTCGTTTTGTTCGCTCCATTGCTTAGCCGTAACGGACGGGTTCGGCAAATAACTTGTAACCTGACTCTCTATCAGTTCATACGTTATGTTGCGTACAACCGTTGCGTCTGCCGCTCCGTCGCCGTCTATTTTTATGCTGCCCTTATACTGCTCAAGGTGTTTGTCGAGTTTATCGGTCAGCGTTTCAGCCGCCGCCCGCGCCTCGCGGTACAAGTCTTGAAAAAAAGATAATTTCGTTTGACCGTCGTTTGCGATTTTCATAGTTCGGGTTCTCCATACTTTTTGATTATTGCTTGCCGCTCCTCATCGCTTGCATTGAAATAGTCCTCAAGTAAATCGGCGCGGTATTTAACTTTCTTTTTCTTTGCATTTGTTTCGGGCGGACGCGTCCAATAGATAGCGAAATATCTCAATGCGTCGGGCGCGTGCGTGAGTTCGTGCGGCTCCTTTGCGCAGTCCTCAACGTCCTTTTCGTCTATCAAAATCTGCTGTAAGGTGCGTATCAGATTCGGGCAGGTACGGAATATTTTAAGCCGCGTAATCTTTTGTCCGTCCGCCGTAGTTCTGATTTTCAAAAGTTCTTTTATCGACAACCACCCTGCGTGCCTATCGTTATTCGATTGCGTGAGTTCTAAGCCGCTCTCATAAAACATTAACGCTCTGCTTTTGCCCGATTCTTGACTGCGGTTCCATAGGTCAGGCGGTGCTAATCGTACACGCGGCAGGTACCAAGATTTTTTATTGCCGTCGCTCATCTCTATGCGCTCCGCCGCCTTTACCCTATCCGCCGCGTCGGAAATAATCAGGTCGCTTTCGTATATCTCGTGGAACACATACGCGACATTCTCGTTATCAATGGCAATCTTGTAATGCGCGAATTTATCAAGCCCATAGTCCATAGTGTTGTATATCGACCAATCGGACGGAATATTGAACGGTTCGCAGGTATGTACGCTGTAATCGAACTCCGAGAAAAAACTGCCGCCGAGGTTACTTAGCGCCTCCTCTGCCGTGCGCGGATATTCTTGCTTGACCTTTACGCCCAAGTCTTTTGCTGTTTGGTCGTACCATTCCTGCGTGCGGCGCGGGTCGCAAAAGCAACCGAGAAATATCTTGTGAAACGCATTATTTTCGAGCCATAGATTCTCAAACAGCGTTCCGCGCTTTATCGTTGACAGCCCGATGACCTTGCCGCCCGTAGGTCTGTTTATCGTCGGGTATGCGGACGTCCATATTTCCGCCGCAAACTCCTGAAACGCCCACTCGTCAAGCAGTAGTATATTGCCTGTAAACGAGCGTCCTGCAGACGGCGACGCGGGAAACGCCTTGAATGTGCTTACCAATTTGCCGCGTCCGTCCGTTATGGTAATTGACGTTGCCGTTGCTTTCCACGTTAAGCCGCCGCCTCTGAGTATTTCGGGTTGATTATCAAGCACAACGCTCATACGCCTTACAAGTTCTTTTGCGTCGTCCTCTGTCTTAGAGAGCGCGACAACGGTATGACCGAGGTTGAATATCAGGTCGTGCGTGCAGTAGTACAATGCTATCCACGTAATACCCATTTGCCGTGCTTTCAGAATGAGGTTCAGCCTGAACTCGTCAAAATCGCGTAATACCTGCGCTTGCGCCTCCCACGCCTTGAACGGCACCACGATTTCGGCAGAATCTTTGTCCTCAATGACGCAGTAGTTATTCGCCCAATAAACTATATCGTTGCGGCAATACTCAAACTCTGCCTCGCGTATTTTCTGAATGTACGCCGTATAATTGATGACCTCACTTTTTCTTTTTGCCATTCAGCCGCTCCTCCACGCGCCTGATGAGCGCAAGGTCTTTGTCGTCATACACGGCGTTTACGCTCCCTGATACGTTCGTATCAACCTCTGTCTTGTCTTTCTGCCCGTGATTATTCACAGCCTCGAATTTCGCGTACAGCGGGTTATATAAGCCCATAACAGCGCAGGACGTGAGCGTTCCGAGTTGTATTTCCTTTGCGCGTGCGTAATAGTACGAAAAACGGGGGTGCTTTTCGCACCAATTCTGCAAGGTTTTCGTCGTTACGCCGATACTCGCGGCAAACAATTCAAACGTCGGATATTCCGCAGGCAGCACGATAGGCGTTTCCGATGACAGTTCTCCTTTCACATAGTTTTTCTTGTATTCTATCCTTGTCGCAGGCTTATTGAAAAACTCGATGAGCATATCGCAATATTCGTCTTTGTACTTGTTCGCGGCGGCGTTCTCTTTTTCAAAACGCGTTTGCTCTCCGACCGTATTGCCTTTTGCAAACTGTCCTTTATTGCTTTTCTTTGGCATCGTGCTTTTGGGTGTTGTGGTCTTAGTGGTCTTTTGACTCATTCTGTTTCCTCCTCTTGAAAACAAAATAAGCCCTCTCATTCCGCTCCTCGTCGGAATAAAAAGGCTCTAACCTCAATGGGTATATGGCACATTATCTGATTTCTATAATATCACAGAACTTAGTGCGTTTAGTCGCAATTTATGATGAACTCGACCGCACGGCTCTTATATCGTACTTATTAGATACTTACTGTACTTAAAATAAATATATATTATATATACTTACTATGTAAATACTACAGGAGCCGCAGGTCTTTCGCTATATCGTATATCAATTTCCTTTTCCGATTGTAGTATGTATTCTTTGCAATGATAAGAGCCGCCGCAGAATGTTCATACCCGCGTCGGTTCTGAATATCGCGCAGCAGTTCAGTTCTGATTCCGACCTCAACCGCTTGTAGCGCGTTATTTATGACATTGTTCAGTTCAATGTATCTCATCAGGACGTCGCCCGCTACATTGCCGAATTTGATTGCCCGCTCCCGCCTGTCGTAGTCGGCGCAAATCGCCTTGACTATCTCGACAATGCTTGTCGGCATATCCCACTTAAAATACATTTTCTGCCTTGCCATAAGCGCCTCACTTAATACCGCAAATTTGCCTCCATTGTTTTTCTTTCGTTTGCCAAATCGTTTCGAGTTCCGCCGCCTGCTCGATTTCGGGTAGCGGCACCTTTCCCAAATTCAGCGATTTGCCGTCGCCGTATTTCTCCGCGAGTTTGCGCATAAAATCGCTATACGCCGTAAGCGCGTCATTGCTTTCGCGTAACAGCCGCCGTTCCTTTTCGAGGTCGTCCTGCATACGCTTTCGCTCTATCGCGCTCGTGACAAACAGCAACTCCTCTTTTGTGTACCGCCTGAGGCTATCAATGTTATTTGTCATCGCGCACCACCTTATCAGAACGGAGAATCGTTTTCATCGTAATACGGGTCGTCGGGTTCCGATTGCGGTTTCCCGCCGCCCTGTGCGGGCGACGATACAAACTCTATCTCGTCTGCTTGAATCTCCCACGCAGTTCGTTTCTCGTCGTCCTTTTCATACGACCGCACTTGTATTCTGCCCGTAACAGCAATCTTTCTGCCCTTACGCATATACTTGACGAGGTTCTCCGCTGTACTACGTCACGCCTGACAGTTCAGAAAATCGGTATCATACTGCCCGTTCGCGTTTTTGTATTCGCGGTTGACGGCTAATGAGAATCGGCAGGTCTTGACGCCGCTACTAAGCACCGTAAGTTCGGGGTCTGCCGTCAGATTTCCGATTAAAATGACTTTGTTCATAACTGCTCCAACTCCTTTTTGAGCGATTCCTCATACTCCCTGAGTTCGTGATAAATGATAGACTTTATCCGTTCGGGTATTACTAACTCCTCAACGGGGTTGCTATGAGTATCGTTAATTGTGTATAACGCCCACCCTTTTTTATATCGTCTGCGTTTAACTTTTCCAAGCCGCGGTATTGCGCTTTGCGACACGCTCCAATGACTAAATGCGTGCAACGTCCAACTCAACGCCCGTAATTCCCGCTCAATATCTCTTGCCCGTTCTAATTGCTCTTTCGTCATATCTGCTCCCTCTCCACATAACACCACGTCTGCGGCGGTTTTCTCAGCCAATTTACGCAATACCACTCTGTTCGGCAGTCCTCGCCCATTCGGTAAAACTCCGCCTCCGATTCGGGTATTATCTCGCCGCCGACGCGACACGTCGGGCAATAGCCGTACTTATCAATACACGGCTTTTTGAAATCGTGCGTAGGCTTAGGCTCAACGTAAACGGCGAGGTCTTTGATATGCCAAGCAACTGCGTCCCCTTTCGGCGCGTATTTTTGCAACCATTCCACGGTTAAGCAACTATTCTGCAGAATATCGTAAAAACGCTTGTCTTTTCGTGCGTAGGCGTATTCTTTGCCCAAATTGATAATATCATCGCACACGAACCGCGCACCGACCTTTCCGAGATATTTACGGTACTTTTCCCGACATTCCTCAGGAATACGCTTGAACGATTGCATATCTTTACTGCAGTACAGTTCGACCGTTCTATCCCAATCGGAATTTTTCGGCATATCCTTTCCGACCTCGTACTTTTTCAGCCCCTCGCATATCAGGTAGAAATAATACGGCTTAACAGAGCGAACAACTTTTAATCTATCCATAGACGTTATACCCTCCATAACAACTCGTCCTGTCGAAAATCGTTACCCATAAGCGACCGCAAACTTTCTTTCATAAAGACAATGCTGTTATGCTCGTCTGCTTGCCTTACAAGCCTGTCTATCCACTCTTTTTGCGGCACCACCTTACCCTTGCGATTTCCTGTTTCTGCGCCGATAATAAGCGTTTTAGGAATAGCGTCGTCAGGTATTGTGATAGACTGCAATATAGGCTCTATGCTGTAAAAATCGGGCATAGTGTTATGGAATCTATGCACCAACGTCGCGGCGTTTGCGTTTGCCTGCGTTGTAACGCTTATACCGATAAATATCTCTATCGGAGGAGGGAAACGTAAGAACATATCCATAAGCCTATCAAACCGTTTTGTCAACGCTATGTAACGGTGTTGAGGGTTATCGCTTATGGCTTTTGCTACGGCATTGAACCACTCCTCTTTCCAAGTACCTATATCACTCATACTGTCGATAAAGATACTTTTCGGCTTTTTGCTGTAAAATTCCTTTAAGTGTTCAGGTTTCCATTCGGGAATGTTCCAATTTTTGCAAAAGTGAAAACGCTTATTCATAACATTGCCGTAGCAATATTTACAGCCGTTCGGACAGCCGTACACGCAATTTATCGTGCTATCGCACCAATCAATTTTTGTCTTTTTCATATCACACCTCAGGCAATTTGATATAGACGATTATAGCCTTGACCCACGGCAGATTTTCCGCCTGCTCGTGCGCAAGTTTTTCTATCTCGCTTTCGTGTAAATCATAATCTCTTTCATCGGCAAGATTATCTGCGAAAAACTCCTCGATTTCGTCCTGCTCGTCCTTAGTGAAAAATCGTAACTCGCCGCGCATTTTGATACTGACGTATTCGCCCACACTCGCGCAGGCAAACGAACCAAGCCACCAAGCATAACCGTCGTCGGCTACAATCTCGCTGTCTACCATAGGCACTATCGGCAAATCGGGATTCTGCTTTACCAACTCTAAAAATTCTCGCGTCTTATTCATAAATATTTCTCCTAATCGCAAAAATAGTCTGAGTATAAGTTATCGAGTATAGCACGAACTTTTTTGCTTATTTTGCAATTTGAAAGCACCTCGTTTAACGCGGCTTGCGTCGGCTTAAATATCCGTTGCTCCTGATAATCAAAACAATCTCTTACAGGTTCTTGGGGTTGATGAATCGTCGGCATAGTCGCGCCTTGTCTGTATGTAATAACTTTAACGTCATTGCCTACCGATTTCGTCAAATCGTCTACGTCAACGCTACCGTCCTCTACAAAAATAAAAGTTTTAATCATAATTCGTGTTCCTCCATTTTCTTTGCGCTCAATAGCGCGATTCTGAGCCGCCTGCGTATCTTGCAGGTTCCTTTATATCTGACGCCGCAAAACGCCTCGCAAGAGCATATACAGCACGGGTTACTCCGCACATAGTCAATCGCCTGATTGACTGTTCGAGCCACGTTTATGCTTTTCATCTGAGCGTTCATATTTATGCCTCACGATAAATCTCATCGAGTTGTTCCACGTCATACCCCATATAGAGTATCGCGTATGCCCTTTCCCTTGCGGAAAGCGGCAATTTATGTTCTATCCTGTATTGAATATGCTCTCTCATATAGCCCTCCTGCGCCTTACGGCGCGTGTATTGACCGATTTATCAAACTCGGCATTAAGTATCGCCATTGTCGTTATAATGCGCTTAGCGGCTATCTCAGCGCAGTTCTCGCGCACTAACGCCGTTGCTACGGGCGGACAAACGGCATTACCCATTCTTGCAATCTGTTTTGCCTCGCTGTACGTTTTCCCGATATGCGATTCTATATCGAGAATGTAATCGGGCGGGAACCCCTGCGCAAGCATTAACTCTTTTGCTTTCAGCATACGCATACCGACGTCGGAGATGAAATATTGAACACCGTCAATTTCGATTATCAGAATTTCGTCATCGGCTATCGTGTAACCTGCGTATTCGTTCAGCAATGCTCTTACTTTATCCCAATTCCCAAGCCCTTGACCGCCGTCTATTTTCCTGAGATACGTTTTCACGACGTAATGACGCGGCGCAGTAGTAACTGTCGGCAGCGGACTATCGGAACGCGAGGCGTGGTCGGCTCCGCCGTAATAATGCAGTAAATTCGTTGCGACGAGTTCGTTGTGGTCGGTCGCTGTTACGGTCGGCGCAGGCGCATTTAACGCCTTGCCGCGCCCGTCTTTGCCGTTACCGTAGCGGCAACTGAGATTGACCGCTACAAGCGAATTATGGTCGATTCCCGTTACGGTAGGCAGCGGCTTTTTAATATCGGCTCCCGCTTGTTTTTCTCCGCCGAAATACTTTGAAATAAAGCAGGTGTTTATACCGTAGCGCGGCGAACTGTCTATCGTCATTATCGGCTCGTCAACTTTCTGACCGCGCACCTCGCGCCCGCTCTGTTCGGAATGATACTGAATCAGCGACGGCGCGCAGAGAAAATTTCGATTGCCCGTCGTAACGGTCGGGAGAGGCTCATTCGCGGCGTGCGGCGCGTTATTTGTGTTGTTGCTCATTATGTACGGCTCCAACTGCGGAACGCTCAAATAATGCTTGTTTATCGCCGTAATCGTACTGAGCGGCGCGTCCACGTCCTGCGGTACGTTCTCGAAATTCATCTGCATAATGAACGGCTTAGGGTTCCTAATGACGAACTTATCAAGCCCTCGCGCTATGCGCCGCTGCGTATTTACCGCAAGTTCCTTTTTGCGTCCGAATATCGACGGACACGGAATCGTCCAATCAATACACTCTGCCGCCGTCCTATAAGGCTTAAGCCCTTTCCCCGTTCCGTGCGTCGGCTTAGGAAATACAATCGGTAAGCCGTCGTTACGGGCTATCAGATAAAACCGTTTGCGTATCGTCGGCGCACCGTAATCGCACGCTTTCAATTCCTTGAAATCAACCTCATAGCCTAAACCGTTTACGAGCATATCCGCCGCCTCGCTGTCAGGTTCTATATCGAGAAATTCGCAAGCCTCAATAAGCGCGGGGTGCGACCGCTCTATGCCGTTTGTCAGCATTGATACAAACCCTTTGAATGTTTCTCCCTCTCGCGTCGGGTCAGGACGCATTGCGCCGTTTATTTCGATGAGCGGACACCACGTCTGAATTTCGGGAACATTCTCCATAAAAATTACTCGCGGCGCAGATTTGCTCATCGCCCATTTCAAAACGACCCACGACAACCCGCGTATTTTCTTTTCTACGGGCTTTCCGCCTTTTGCACGGGAGAAATGCTTGCAGTCGGGCGAAAACCACGCAACGCCGACAGGACGACCACCCGTAACCTTTTCGGGGTCTATGGCAAATACGTCCTCTTGATAGTGCGTAGTATGC